AACCAACACTATAGGCGTAGTTGCGGTGCTTCCACCAGTAATGTTAAACGTAACACTGGTAGAAGTTGAGGTTGAGAATGTTATGACTAGGACGCTCATTTATAGTTTAGATTAGATTTTGTTTATGCTGGTGCGGTTCCGAATCCAATTGCGAACCAATTATACTCTGAGTCTCCAGAGGGAGTAACCATTTCTACATCAACTGCTGTATTAGTTATTGCGTTAACGTAAAACGCGGTTTGCCCACTACCAACTAATAAAAATTGACCAGCAGCAGTTAATTGAACACTGGGAAGGGTTCCAGTAGCAAAGGGGATTGGGAAGATTACTGCAGTATTAGAAGAGTTATCATCCACTGACCCCCACTGAAGTAGTAGAGTTCCCAACTGAATGTATCCGAAGTTTAGATAAGCGCCAGCGGGAGGAACCGCGGTAGGAGTAAAGGCGGGACCAGAGACTGTTGCCGCTGCCAAGTCACCAGTTGGGGTGCCACCAGAACCTAATACAAGGTCGCCACCAGTAATAACTGCAGCGGGAGGAGTCTGAGTTTGCAAATATAAATTATCAGGAGCGCCAGTAGAATTATAGGCAGTAATTGACTTTACATTATTTGTTCCAGCACTAAGTTCAAGACTTCCACCAACGCCACCAGTGCTAGTAACGACGAACTCACCACCCGTAACTAAACCAGTTTCTGCCCCAGTTGCCACTGAGTATGCTTTTATAGTTTGACCGGCAAGTTGAATCTCATTCACTCCATCCGATGCTGTCAAAGAACCATCTACCGTTAGAGAACCAGCGACAGTTGTAGGACCTTTAATACCTCCGGGTGCATACAATGCGGCGGGTGTGCCAGTTGTAACTCCAGATGATGCCATTTTATATTCTTACAGAGAGATTCTTTTTCTCAGAACGCACTTAACTTCGTTAAACTCCACTTGAGGGTGGTTCCTACATTATCTTCATTAACTGTCATTATAATAGGATTGAGGTATTTTGCATTCTCATCAACCTTTGGTTTCAACCAATAATCTCTGACTCCTTTATCATCCACATCAAATGGGAACCCAGTGAGAACCTCTACCGCTGTAGCAGGAACAAATAATGGATTATAAACTGCTTCATATTCTGCAGGTGGTTCAAATGCCAAAGAAGTAACCACTTGCCCAGTTAATTCTTCTTGGGCAAACTCAAAAGGTTGATTAGTAGTATCGAGTGGTGCAACATCAGCAGGAGATATAGCACCGGTTCCAGCATCTAACACCGTCCACAACGATAGATAGACAAATGCACTTGCTGTCTGGGGGACACTCACAGAAAAAATCCAAACTCCAGTATCTACGTTTGTAAAGGTTACTCCTATATCTACGTCACCGCCACCTTCTGGGATAGTTACTGTTCCAGTCTTCGTTATGAACGCTGGGGCGTATACTGGACCAGCACAACGTATTGAGTTCGTAACAGCAAGATTGATATTGTCTGCTGTCTGTGTTATCGTAGTTCCAGTAGAACCTTGTGGATTTGGATTCGTCTGAGTGAGCGCTATATTAGGGTCGCCAGTAGGACCAGCAGTAATACTTATATCCCCAATTGCAGTAGAACTCATATTCCCTTGCGCCGTAGAACTTATATTCCCTTGTGCCGTAGAACTTATATTCCCAATTGCAGCAATACTTATATTTCCGTCTGCTTCAAGATTTAGGTTCTCATCTCCGATAATAGTTACGTTTCCTTGCGCCGTCGCACTTATATCTCCAACTGCGGTAATAGTCAAGTCTTCGCGCGAACGTATAAGGTTAGCGATAAGACCTCCGGGTGCGGTTAAACAACTAGGAGTCAAAGTTGATAATTGTGCGGATGCCATTTATTGTATTGTTCTTATATTATTTCTATTCCATTAAGCGGGCAGACAGTCCTTTCCTACTCCTTCCAGCACCGATGGCACCACCCGCTCCCATACCACCCGCTCCCATACCACCATATCCTAGTGCTCCCATAATACCCTTCGCCTTACCATACGCACCATCATCGGGAAGCGCACTCTTAAATGCAGAGACTGCTGGTTTGGTTGCCCTATAGATTCCCATTGCCTTGCTGAGAATGTTACCCATAGAACTGAGGAACCCTCCACCAGACCCAACACTGCGCACTAGTTCACTGCGAGTAGAGCAACCCTCTGCCAGAGGAGCGCTGATAATATCTTGCTCGGACAACACACCCTTGATGATACGAGAAGAACCGCGGATGCTCTCAAAGAATCCACTGTTCACTGTGATAATGAACAACTGAGGAGTCACTGAGGCATTAGAGGTGTTCTTCACTGTAATGTTCAACTGAAGGGTGAAGTTACCTACCAAACTTGGCGCTTGTCCGCTCTGTAGACTGATATCTTGAGAAGGTTTGAGAACCAAAGGACCGCCAACCAAAGGAATACGACCGCTTCCCAACTGAGGAGACTGAACAGAGAGGGCAGCACTGGAGTGACCTTGACCAACCCAACTGTCCCAGTCCATATCCAAACCGTTCTTGATTGACATTGCATACAACTGCTCAGTAGTCACACTAGACAACAGACCGCTAAAGTTGTCAAAGTTCACACTCAGAGGGTTAGTAGTTCCATCAAAGGAGGTTGCCAAAGGCAAATACCAATCTGCTTGGGTGCTATCACCATACGACTGAGGTTTGGCGTAGATAATCAGAAGGTCGGGAATCTGGGGAAGCGTAATAGTCTGGGACTGAATCTGTGTAATCTGACCGGCAGCGACTGGGGACTGACTGGTGGTGATGTAACGGGGAAACTCCATATAGGGAACCACTGACTTAGGCGGCAGAGGAACATCGAGAGAAGGAGTCAAAAATTGAACGTTCACAACGGAGCGCTGGAATGGGTTTGCGCCATACAACTGAGCACCACTGATAGTGCGTCCAGTCCTCTGGGTAGAACGAACCAAACGGGCAGCACTGGACTGCAAGTTCATAATCAACTGGATGTTGTTGATACCGAAGAGACCAGTATCCCACTCGTGAACATCAGCAAACACAAAGGGAGACAGCACCAACTTCTCAGTAGAGCGGAACTGGAAGTAGATAGGGAAAGAGGTTCCCGCTGCCCATCCAGCAGCAGGTGCTACGGGGCAACCATTCTGGACGTCGTAGGGAAGACCATTGGCAGGAGAAGAGGAGGAAGAAGTCCCCAACTGAGCACCGTTAGCATCACAGAACACTACTGCCCAGAAAGCACCGTTAGGAACCTCATCGTAGGCAGTGGCATCCTCATACCCACCCATAGGGTTGTTATTGGCAAGGTAGGAGTCATTGTAGTTCTGGTATTTATCCAACATTGCGGGGCAAGTGCGCTGTAGACGATTCTTCTTATAGTCGGTCAGACGCAACACCTCCTTCAACACATCTTGCGAGTTAATCACTGCAGTGGTGTCGTTAATGGTTGCGGTCATTGTAGATGCCAGAGAGTTCAGAGGGAAGGCGCACAAAGACCACTCGCGACCGGGCATTGCGATAGGGGTTCCGGCAGGAAAAGGAGCACCGCTAGAGTTCTGAACACTCATAGTCATCGTCACAGTAGAAGACCACTCCAAAGCGCGGTCTACAAACACATTCTCGGAAGGAACGTAAATATTGTAGGTGTGCTGAGAAGAAGTAGCAGCGATAGCGTTGAAAGGAGCGTTCGTCACAGACAGCGCGCCTTTTTCGACCGCATACATTGGACGTTTTTGCACAATCCTCGCATCAAATACGGACAACTTCTCAATATCGGCAGACATCTTTTATATCCTTAACAAGAGATTCTTTTTGGAGGCGTTTTTATTTTGAGGAGGCAGCGAGTTTATGGCGGAACATAAACTTAATAGACACTGAGGAAAGGTTGAACATCTGGATTGGATAGAGTTGAGAATCCAACCTACACTTCCAGAATATCTGGCAGTCCACATTCCGAACTTCTTGTTTGGACGTTCCAAAGTCGGAGATACGATACTCTGCAGTGGGTGCGTAGTAGATAAAACGCTTGTAGGTATCTACCCCACTAACGGATAGGTCCGGTGCCACATCCGTAATGATAGGTTGAAAGGCAGACGGTGCGACTGCACTAGAATTACCCAAGTCTCCGGAACCCAATACGTTAGGAGGACCAGTCTGCTCAGCGCGGACACCCAGTAGTGTAGAACAGAACACTATACTAGAAATAGGACTCCAGAGTTGTGAGGTTGACAACCAATCTTGTTCTGCTACCCAATAGTATTGTTGCTGTGCTGCGGGGACATACGCTGGGGCAAGAGAAGCAGTCTTATAGTCCAGAATGTTGGTATAGAACTTATTGGGGAAGAGTATTTCATTCACATACCCCGCTGGTGCTACTGTGGGACTAGGGAATGGGGTAGGACTGTTGAGGGTTTGGTTATTCCAATAATAATTGGAGAAGTTAGCAAACAACCCAAACATATTTGTATCAAACCAGAGACGGAAGGTTGCCTTAGAAGTCTGAGGGGCAACGGGTGCTACTACGGGTGCTTGCTCTCCAAAGACTCGGGTATCTCCAAACAGACTGAATCGGTTAGTTGCGGGGTCATACTTGAGGGTAGGGAAGTTTCCTAGCAACGATACAAAGTCTCCTAGGGTTGGGTAGAGGGTAGTAAAGTCACCAGCAAGACCGCCCGCTGCTACGTAGGCAGTATAGAATGCTCGGTAGGTATCTGTAGCACAGCAAGTGGAAGGTGTTGCGGACGTAGGAGAGAGACCGAGTTGTGCGGGGTCTAGCATTGTAGTATTCCAAAGGTCAACCCAATGTTGAATTGTGTAGACCCAATAGTAGCGAGTGCTGATATCTTGAGGTCCAACTAATCCAGATATGTTTGTTCGGGGAGGTGGTGCTACTCTAGAGTTCTGAGTCTCTGAAACGTATCGGATTGCTCGGATTGCTGGGGTTGCGGTTACCGTTCCAAAGGAGAAGGTCTGCTCTGCACTCACTGCCATCTCGTATGCTGTAAGGTTGACATCGGGTTGACCGGTCTGAATAATAGGGATAAACAAAGGCAAGTCTAGGGAAGGACCATTCATTGTGAATCGGACAATGCTGAAGTGGTATTGGGAACTATCCCTAATCAATGCTGTGTCCCTCGTCTCGTTAAACCGAATCTGGGGGTCAACAATCGCAGCATTCGCAGTCCCGTCATTCGTCTCGTTATTCACTATCTCTGCGTTGTAGTAGATATAATCCGGCAGTTCAACAGTTCCGCCATACGATTGAGTGCTGGAAGTGAACATCTTTATTATTAAGCAATAAGATTATTTCCCTATCGTATCGTATGTAATACCTACAACAAACTCATCTGGTGTTAATCCACTCTTATCAATGATTGCCTTGTATTGCTCTATACTATACGGGGCATACAAACAGCGGACTACTGAATGACGTCCACACTCCGCATTTCCAGACTTCGAGGATTGAAAGGGGTGTGTATTATAGATTACTGGTTTCCCACTGCGTTTCAATAGTTCAGTCAAATAGGGTTTCCCTTCTCCGTATTGGTGCTTCTCTTCTTCCGATATAGATTGCAAGGGTTCTTCTGGTTTCTTCCCGTAGGAATCAAAGTATTCTATGTGGTCTTTCTTATCTAGAAGACAAACCCAATGCCCCGAGTGTTCTGAGAACGTAAGATACAGAATGATACAGCGTCCTTTGCTATCGAAGGGTATAGATTGGTGTTCTGAGAGTGTGGGATAAGAAAGAATACTGATGTCATCTCCTAATGCTTTGCGTATGTCATCATCCGATAAGGCATACCCTTTTGCTCGAATAAGTGCGGAACGTCCTCTGTCCATTTATATCTAGGTTATAAATAAATGATGTTGTTAGGAATACAACCCTCTTCTCGTAAGGATAAAAAATTAGTCGCAGTGTTTGATTTGGGTGATGCTACAAAGACAGTCCACTTTGGTGCCAAAGGTGCTTCTGATTTCACACTCAACAAAGACCCAGAGCGTAAAGAACGCTATTTGAACAGACACTCCAAACGAGAGAACTGGGAGAACCCTTTGACCGCTGGTGCGCTTAGTAGGTGGATACTCTGGAACAAGACTACATTGAAGGGAAGTATTGCAGACTTTAAAAAGCGGTTCAATTTATAAATGAGAAAGTTAACCAGTGGTGCGGTGAAATCTATACTCCTCTGTAAAGAAACAGTAGGGCAATCTCTGATTGATTGGACAGAACGATGGATTACTCAGTTAGTAAGGGAACACTCGTATCCCCCTCAACTGATTAGTGCTGACTTTATCTGGAAGTTGTCTTCTTATTTCTCACCCACTGTGGCATTAGAAATCTTGCAGAGGATACGTTCCGATTATAGGTCTGCCTTCCCTATCAGTGAGACCAAAGACGAAGAACTAATAAATCTAACTATAGAATAAATGGATATGAACACTTTTAATTCAGTAGGGGGTTCCCTAGGTATTGTAAGTATTATTGTCAGCATCCTTACCTATTTCAATCACCGAAGATTCCGAAGCAACTGTTGTGGAAAAAAACTAGAAGCATCCATTGATGTTGACCAAACTACGCCTCCGAGTAGTGTTCGGTTGGTGCCAAAGGGTGACCCAGAGGTCGTCTGAGGGTCGGTAATTACCTATAATAAATCAGTTACAACCCTAATAAATATAATTCGGTTCCTTCATTTTCTTTAAAATCTTGGGTATAGAACAAAAGGATGCCATCTATCTCATTCGATAAGTCCAAAGGAAGTAAAGGACTCGCAATCGTAAAGGGAGGAGATTACGATGGTGAGATACTCTATTGCAATGACTCTACTGCCGTAGATAAGAAACCCACTCCAGAGGTATCCTACAGCAGATACGCCAAGGACCTCAAGGCAGTTCCGACTAGAGAACGAGTGAAGGTGGTAGACCGACTCAACGAGGCACTGCGCAAGAATGTAGACCCCGAGTCGTTAGTCGGCGAGTCAGATACTGTTCGGTCTCTCTATAGTCGTATTAAAAAGGACTCCGATTCTAATACGTTGATTACCCTACCTACTGATTCTAGTTTTGAGTTGATACCTTCTGCTGACCCAAAGAAGAGGGAGATTTTTTATATTTGCGGAGCGTCGGGTTCAGGTAAGTCCTATATTGCAAAGGGACTGGCAGAATACTATAAGAAACTGTTTCCAGACAGAGATGTGTATTTGGTATCCAAACTAGATAAGGACCCTACAATAGACAAAGCAAAACCTAAACGTATTAACGCTCAGACGTTGGTGGATGACTATCCATCTATTGAGGAGTTCAAAGACTGTATGGTTATCTTTGATGATATCGACTGCTTTGAAGGGAAGGTGCTAAAGGCAATCCATCAGTTGATTGATGATATCGCTATCACTGGCAGACATACGAATACGACAATGTTGTTTTTGACTCATTACATAACCAACTATAAGAAAACGCGACTGATTCTGAATGAGGCGACCCACTTTGTTGTGTATCCCCAGTCAACCTCTTATCACGCGCTGGGGTATCTACTGAAGACTCATATCGGAATGTCTCCAGAGGAAGTGAAGGACTTGCGGAAACTGGGGCGGTGGGTTTCAATAAGCAAGAATTACCCCCAAATGCTAATCTCGGAACACACTGCCCGCTTGCTGCATCAAGAATAAGGGTT